TTAATTCTCGCAAATGTCAGGCTTAAAAAAGCCCGCGGGTGGCGGGCACGGGATGCATTGTTGGAGCAGCTACGTTGCTACCGGATCGTCCGGCTCGTAGTCGCTGCCGAGCGCGATATCGTCGGCGGATAAATCCGCGCTGACGACGATCGAACCGACCCGCATGCGGCCGTATATCAAAGGCACCGGCAGGCCCTGGGTGCTGGTGTTCGTGGGACCGTCGAAAAGAAATGACGGGCGTTCGCCAGGGCGTTCGCGGTCGCTGTAGCTGTCGGTTTGCGGTGTGGGAGAGAGCATACTCGTGAGCGAGTCCAGCGGGGTCGTGAACGCGGCGATTGCATTCTGCGGCCCGAGCAACAGCAAGCCGAGCACAGCCTTGAATGCGCCGCCCGCGCCCTCCGCCGCGGGCATTATGTGGATCTCGCTCGCCTTGCCGAGCCCCATGTGCACGTCGTCCCGGCTGAGGTCATTCTCGGCGTCCAGCGGGCCGCGGAAAACGTGCCAGTTGCCGTCTTCGATGGTCTCGCGGAAACCAGGCAGCTGGCAGCCCAGCGCGCGGCAGGCTTCGCCGGCGTCACGCACATCGAGCCGAAATGATTCGCCGAATGCGGCTAGCGATCCGTGCAGATAAATAGTACGTAGCATGCTGCGCCTCGTTAATCGGTGTCTACGTATCGCAGGATCATTCCGCCGCGATCCTGGGCAATGTGCGGCAGCCACCGGTTGAGCGGTTCGCGTTTCGACAACGCCCTGGGCTGCACAGGCCCGCCGCTGCGCGTCATCGGATGATGTAGACACTCGCCGCGCTCGAGCAGGATGCCCCCATGGTTGGGCACCGGAGATCGAATCTGAGCGAGCCACGCGTCGCCCGGCTCGGCCTCTGCGTGCAGTATCTGGCGAAAGCCGGCCTGCGCAAAAAACTCCCGGTACAGATCGCCGCCGTCCTGCCACCACAGCCAAGCGCGCGGTATCTCGATCAGATCAATGCCGCGCTCCAGCGCGTAGTAGTCGCGTATCAGCGAATAGCAGTCGGTTACACCGTGCACGAACGGTCGGTCTTCCAGCGCCGGCCGTTCGGTGCCGTCGCCCCACCACGTGATATCCGTCGCCGCCTGGCCATCGGTCGCGACAATGCCCCATGGCACGGCCGTCGCCAGCTGCCCACGCATGTCCTGCTCGCTGGGGCAGGCCGGATAATCTGGGTGGCTGTGTACGATGCCGGCCAGGCCGCAGGCACGGGCTGTCGCCATGTCGTGTTTGCTGACGGAAAATGATTCGCGTGGCGACGGGTGGATGTTGTCGACCTGCCGGCAGGCACCGTCTGCGGTGAGCAGCCAAACCGCCTCGTGCGGGTATGCGGCTATCGCCCCGGCGCGGACAGTTTCGGCGTGCTGGTGTAGCGCGGCGCATGGATTGCGACACAGCGGCGCATGATCTGCGACTGCGCCGCCGCCTAAACCGTCCATTATTGGCGTTTGAAAACCGCGCGCTCCAGCACCGCGCGGCGGATCTGATAGCTGCTGGCGTGGGAGGCGTGGGCGACCCAGCTCTGGATCACGGGCTCGATGTCGACCAGGTCGATATCGCCGGCGGCGTAGCGGCGTTCGAGCGCACGTAGTTTTTTCTGCATGCGTTTGACGCTGTTTTTGCGAATCTTTCGATGTGTGGGCCATATTCGATATCCGAGGAAGTCGAGTCCGCGGCCGTGGCGTGGGCTGACGGGAAATATCTGGGTCTTGTTATTGAGCTGCAGGCGCAGATTGTCGTGCAGCCAGTCCTCGAGCACGCGGCGCTGTGCGTGCAGGCGCGCTTTGTCGTGGTCGACGATGAGCCAGTCATCCATATACCTCATATAGCGGCGTGCGCCGACGTGCTGTTTTGCGAATACGTCGAAATCGTGCAAATAGATATTGGCGCACAGCTGCGACGTGAGGTTGCCGATGGGAAGGCCGGGATGCCAGGTTTCGATGATGCCGAGCAGCAGGTATAGCGTTGGACGGCAAGCGATTCGGCGTTCTAGCTGCGTGCGCAGAACGTCGTGATCGATCGATGCGAAATAACCTGCGACGTCGGCCTTGAGCGCGTAGACGCGGCCGTGTGTGGCCCGCACCTCGCGCAGCCATTGTTGGGCTTTGTCTGCACCGCGGTGCACGCCCCGGCCGGGACGGCAGGCGTAGCTCTGATCGATGAATCGCGACTCCCAAATGGGCTCGATCGCGGCGATTAGGCTGTGCTGTACGACGCGATCGCGAAAGGGCAGCGCGGCGACCAAACGCTTTTTCGGCTCGTGCACATGGAAACGCCGATACGGGCCAGTTTCGTACTCGCGCCAGATCAGTTCGTTCTGTAGTTGTATGAGCTCGCCCTCGAGGTTTTGCTCGAAGCGCAGCACGTCGGCCTGGTGGCGTTTGCCGCGGCGCGCGCGGACGTAGGCGTCATGCAGGTTGTCGAAGCTGTATATCTCCGGGAACAGGTTGTTGTATGTCTTCATATCGAGCCAAAGCGGCGACGATCGAGCCTCGGCTGAGGCCTACTACACGATCGATGCCTGTTAATGTTTCGGCATGGGCCGAGGATCAAGCGCCCTTTTGATGTCGTGCTGACAGCGCCACCGTGACCGCGCTGTTTCTGACGATCTTCAAGAGCAGGCCGGCAACCGATGTTGCTGTTGCGATTGCCGCGGGCGTTGTTCAAGTTCAACGCCGACAACCCCGCATCCGAGGCGTTGTTCCAGTTGCCACCACGGATCGGCAGGCGCAATGCGCTTAACCCTGTTTTGCGTGTTTAATCCAGCCGCCGATCATGCGACCGATCTCGTCGAGATGACGCGACCAGATTTCGTATTGTCGGAACGGCAGGAACTTCAGGTCTTTTGCGAGCCGCACTTCGCGGCGCAGCAGCTCCAGTTCGGTATCCAGCTCTGCGAGTGTCGTCTTTTTGTGATACCGCTTGCCGCAGACGATCACGAGCCGCAGCAGCCGCCACATAGAGCCGCGCAGCTCGGCGCTGAGCACGTGACGCTCCGATTTCGGGAAATGCCGTACAGCTATATAGCCATACTCGATCATCGCCTCGACCCGCTGCGCGACTTGAAGCTGTTGCATTAGAGACGGCCCGCGCTATCGCGCAGGGCCGCAGAACACAGATGAACAGGCATCAGGCAACAAAAGCAGGTCGGCAACCGACGTAGCTGCTGCGACCGCCGCGGGCGCGGCCCAAGTTCAACGCCGACAACCCCGCAGCCGGTCCGTGGTACCAGCTGCCACCACGGACCGGCAGGCGCTCGACGCTGCCTGTGCTGAAATGATCACCAGTCGGCGCGGGGCTCAGCGGCGCACAGCCCAGGGCGCGCAGGCGCTGCATTGCTGCCGACGAGATCGCGGTATTGCCGACATCGACAATGCCCGGGAAGTCGCTCCCGTTGAGCGCGTACTCGCCAGAGCTGGCGTATCTGACCGTGCCGGCGCTGCCCGGCGCAACCAATGCGCCGGTGGCGCCGTCGATGGCTTGCCAGGCCGGGCTTGCGGCCGACATATCAATTACATCTGACGCAGCATCGTTATTTGCGAGCACGTTGATTTCGTAGTCGAGGATGCGCAGGCCGGGCGCCCATTCCCAAACGTTGCCGTGCAGATCGGCCAGGCCGAACGGGGTGCCGTCGTGGCGCCAGCTCGGCGGGCCGCTGCCGGTTAAGGTGCGTGCATCGCCCGCTGAGCTGCCGATCGCCAGGCCGTCGGCGCGTACGCCGTGCTCGCCGGTGGCGTAATCCCGCCCGTCGGCGTTGTTGCCGCCGGGCGCGTGGCCGTCGCGCAGGCACACGCATTGCACTGCGCCCCATTCGGCGTTGGTCATGACGTGCCAGTCGGGGCCGTTGGCGCGTGCCAGGGCTACGGACTGGTCATGATTGATGTCATAAATCGGCTCGACCCCGGGCGCCGAGATCATCTCATCGCTGCGCCGATGGCCGGTGAACTGCCCGATCAGAATTTCCGGCTTCTCGACGCCGTCAACGATAAACGCCGGATGCGTGCCGCTGCCAACATCGCCAGGGATATCGGCCAGGTCGAATTTCGGGATGACGGTCATGTAGCACGGCTGCCCTTTTGCCGTATAGCGCACCGTGTTGAGACCGCCGGAGCCGGACTCGACGGCACGGCGCAGGGTGTCGGGAATATTAATCGTCAGTGGCATCGGAGGCTTCCTCGGGGTCGGGTGTTGCTGCAGCGTCGCGCGCTAGGGCTTGCTGCATGTAAGTGCTGTACAGCGCGGCGTATAGCGCACCGTGGGTGACGGTTGCGCCGGTCGGCTCGCCGGTTTGTGGGTCGATCAACGGGATTTCTGCGGCTGGGTCGAACGGCGCGGTGAGCGAGCCCAGCGCGGTCGTGCTAGCTGCGCCCGCGGCGGTGACGATGCGCTGCTCGTCGAACCGGATCAGCGGCGTCGCGTTGAGTGGGTTGTCGATGACGATCTGGTGGCAGCGCTGCCACGCCGCGCCCGTCACGTCGGTTTGCTTGTATTGCATCGGATGCTCCGGTGTTACCAGTTTTGGATTGCTACACGGCGCCAGGTGTTAGCGGCGACGCATATATATTTGTAGCTGCTGTCCCACGCATGCTCGCCGGGCTGGCCGGCCGCGCTGCTCGATGCCGGCGGGCTGGACTCGCGCAGGCGCAGGCGCCCGCCGGCAATATCGAGCGCAGCACCGGGGGTGTTGGTGCCGATGCCGACGCGGCCCTGGCCGTCGATATGTAGCTGCTGGATGAGCGTGCGCAGGTAGCCTGTCGGCACCGAGCGCGCGGCCTG